GCGGTCGCATCAATCGGTGGCCCCGAGTCGGTCAACCGGATGGACCGAGCGATACCAGAGATTACCTGTGTGGTACCATCCGCAACAGCACCACGGTTCGTACCATCTGGGTGCTGTACCCAGTTCGTACCAGACCGGTACCGCAGTGTCACCCGACAGTTCCTACCAATCTCACGCGGTCTCGTCAACGACATACTGGCACCTCCTACCGAATGGTTAGTACTCCACCAACCCTATTCGTCTCTGTCAGTGGTAGACCGAACGCGTCTACCAAATCAAACTTGAACTGTATACCCAACGTATTCGCCACCTCTCCTGGGAGCGCCTGTCGTGATATCCATCGCTGTACCCAGTCCTCCACAATCCGTCGCAACTCTTGCGCATCCGACGGACCCAACTCCAGGAACGGTCTCGGTGGTATGACTAATGCGGTCTTCCCACGCCTCAAACCCCAAGACGTGTCCCCAGTTGCCAAATGGTACGCTTTCTTCAACAGTCCCCGCTGTCTCTTGGTGAGAGGTATCGTCGCACCGAACTCGTGAATGGGTGCGTACGGTACCTTCGTTCCAACCCGCACCGAAACGTTCCCACTACCCAAGACCACCAGCTCCCGAATACCGTCTGTGTGTGACGGTTGGGTCAAGGACGCCATCAACCGCCCACGGTCTCGGAGTAGCGGTCCAACTCGGGACAGCACGCCTCCCCTATCGGATACACGTGGTACCCGCAACCGCAACCGTACAGTGCTATCGGTGGCGTGACTCACAACAATACGTGACCCATACCGTCGACTGCTCCGTCTACGAACCAACCGCACTCGCCAGTCGGTGACCTCTAGTGGGAGCTCTGGAAGTTGTTGCCTTCGCCTTGCAGCATTCGTCCGGCGTATCCCACGGATGGCTGCGAGCCCCACCGCAAGCGCACCAGAGATACCACTCCGTTGTGGCCACGGACCCCTTGGACCAGCCTGACGGGTGAACCGGTCCCGAAACATTCGGAACCCGAACTCCATCACCGACCGACCGAGCTGACCGAGCGCCTTCGACCGTACTTCCGGCGGCAGGCGGTCTTGTCCCACAATACCACCAGCTGCACGAATCCGTACGTCCCACGCCAGTCGCGGTCCTTGACTACTCATACCACTTCCTCCGGTCGGTAGACGTGAAGAGTCACCACCAACCCGACCACTTGGGACTCCGTCCGGATGGAGAACGGCATTACGCTCACAACCTCAGACCGAAGGTCGTCGACGGTCTCATACTGGTGCAACATCCAAACCAACTCTCGTGTTCGGTTCCCTAGAAAGTCCACGGTGGCCTCCGTCGTTGGTAGTGACCAGAGAACCTGAACGGTGACCTCATCTCGGTACATCAGTGCACGAGTCCCGGACTGTTCTTGTACTTGAGTGGAGACGATGGTTATCGCAACAAGTGGCAAGTCGTCTGGACTCCACTCCACCTCAACCACACCGAACAGAATGGTGGTCGGTTCCCACGCACTTCGGACTACATCAACCAACCAGTCCCAAACACGACGCCAGTCCCAGGTCACCTCTGCAGCTCCTCCTCCTCCAACCAGATAGCCGCGTGGTCAAGGAACCACCCAACCTCCACCGGTGACGGTTTGGCGACAACCCGAAAGACTCTGCCAAGCCCACGAACCACGGTACCCACCTTGAACTTGTCTTTGTCTTGTGGGTCGACGTACATCTTCCACGTGTTCAACGGTATGGACACACCGCCTGGAGACACCAACTCCACCGTAGCAGTACCCATCATCGGTACCAACAGACACTGTACCTCTACCGGTGAACCGTAGCCGAGACGGTACTCCCCATCCACTACGGAATCCCTCGGTTCGAATACCTGCACCCGGTGTGGTTTGAACGGTACCACTACATCAACCTCCACATTCGGTACTTCCGTACCAACTCGTCCCAATCCCGTTGCGCGTAGGTCACCCAACTCAACTGGTCACTCAACCCACGACCGAACGAGACGGACAACAGGTCCTCCTTCAGACTGGACGGAGTAGCTACCGTCAACGCCCACGACGGTTGCGCAACGACCAACGCTGCCCACATCGCCAACAGGGTCTCCCTCAACTCAACTGGTATGTTCCACGGGTCAAACAGACCGAACTCCGCGTTGACTGCATACCAACCGGGTGAACCACCCACAACACGGACTCTCGTAAACGCGGGTATACCGTGTGGATACCAAATCAGGTCTATGTCACCCATCAACCACACACTCTCCGTTGAGCCGAACTGACTAGACAACTTACGAACGGTTGCGGTGCTGTCGTTGGGTCGGACTCCTGGGACTGGAATCACAACCGGAGTAGTCTCAACCAGGTGCACAACGGAAGAAAGCGGACCAGTTGCGATGAGCGGGTTCCACCCAGTCTGTATCTCAAGCAAACCGAGCAGTGCATCCCGCAACCGGAGAAGTTGTGCGTCGGTCCAACTACTCGTAGCACCACCGACACCTCTGGAGTTCAGGTACTCACGCAGGTCCGCTGGTGTCGGTAGCATCTCTCATCACCCCACCCGCATCGGTATACCGAACATCCCGGACATCGGCTCTATGTCCAACCCACTCGGTGTACCACTAGCCGCCCACGCGTTCACGACCTCCACAGGTAGGTCGAACTCAATCTCCGCCAACGAATCTTCAACGAGCACGCGTACACGGTGATGTGTTGGTGAGACGGGCACGTGTCGCACAACAACCACGGGGACCATAACCCGCATACCGACAAGACTCTCTGACATAACTGGTTCACCTCCACCAAGTGTGTTCTCTGGTTGCGTGGGTACCTCAGTCTCGGTCGTCTGTCTGGACCTTGGCACGACTACCTCCTCCCCTAGGTCTCTCTAGTTCACGAACGCGTTCACGTAGCTCGTAGACGTGCTCCGTCAACCTAGACACCTTGTCAGTCAACGTGGACAGTTGTGCGTTCAGCTGGCCGACCTGCATAGCCAACCACAGAACGAGCACCAACGTGCTACCGTGTGCGGTACCCTTGACGGCCTCCCACCACGGTGGAGGTGGACTACCACCATTACCACCGTTCTGTCTGACGTGTACCACAGTCCACCTCCACTAACCACTAGGTGTATACAACCAGCGACCACCACGGTCACTCCAACTCAGTTCGCGTTCTACGGCGATGATTAGCCCGGTCACGGTTACTGCCACGCTCGTACTACCACCTCGAATGAGCACCGTCCGGTACTGCCTCGGTTGACCTGCACGTGGTCCTGGACCAAACAATCCGGGTACGAACTCGACCGCCATCGTAGACACCGAACCAGCACCAGTCTCCTCCAACGCGAGAGCACCGGTATCCAGAATGGTCTGCCAACTAGTGTCACCATCGTTACGTCGTTGGAGTTGCAGTCGGTAAGTCGTACCAGTTGCAGTCGCACCATTCACGAAGTGGAAGAGAATGAGCACCGGCTGTTCCGCTTGGGAACCAGCGAAAGTCAACGTCTCCGAGTTGATGGTCGCATCCGCGTTCTGAGTCACCTGACGGTTGATACCGTCTATCCTGAACGACCGAAAACTGTGTCGTCCTCCAATAGTTGAAGTCATCGTTCCTCAACCTCCTCATTACGATGGACTGGTTGCAGTACCAATCACGAACTTCCACGGTTCAATCACATCTCCACCAACCCTAGCACGGAAGAGCACCACCTGCAGATTCTGTTCGGCATACAGTTCGCGTAGCACCTGCACGGAGAAACTCACGCGTTCCACCAACAGGTACCCGTGCGGGTCCCCGAACACTATGAAGTGCGTGGGTGTCGTAGGAAGGAACCGTGTGAACGAGACATCGTACCCCAACAAACTCTGTGTATAGAGTGGTCCCTGTAACCCCAGGTTTGCATCCCCGATTACGTATCGTCCGTCCGCATCCTTCAGCTGACGCACCACCCTACCGGTTGGGACAAAGTTCAACCACCAAGTAGTACGTTCGTTGTGGTACTGTGCGGGCAAGGCGTACGCGTGTGCAATCAGGTTGTCTGCGTTCAACGTACCACCGGAGTAAGTGATTGTAGGAACACCTGGAGCTGTAGTGATACCGCGTGGTTGACCACTACCGTGACCAACCGCAATCACGCGCTCCAACTCCAACTGGTATGCCGTAACCAACTGGTCCTGGACCCAACCAACTACGTCCACTACGGCGTCCTCAATCAGGTTGTTTGTAACTGGTACAGACACCAACATCGTGTGAGTAGGTATCCGAGTGGCACCGAACGACCCAGCGAGAGACAACGTAGTCTCACCCTGACCCGGTATCTCACTCTGCCACCGAACCCTTGCACTACTGGGGAAGATGTCGTCACCAGTGGTAACCCTTGGGAACACCACCTCGTTCGCGCCAATCGTCAGTCGGCGAACCCTTCCTAGGTAAGACGTCGGCATCGGCTTCCGCTGAAGGACCTCCCTAGCGAACTCTGGCGGTACCAAGAACCCACCGTCTGGGTCCGCACCAACGTTCATCGTGCGCTGTTCCAACTCGGACAGCCCCAAGAACCCGTTCCGTAGGTAGCGATGGAACGCACGTTTGTACTCCTCCGTCCCAATCGCCTTCCACTGCTCGGGTGTGGGGTCCCACTCACCGTTCTCACCGACGAACCTACTCCCAGCAACTCGACTCAGCAACTGAAGTGTTGCCTCTCGAGTCCGGTCAGCTCGTCGGTCACGTTCTACCGCGCGCAACGCTTCCTCATACGCGCGGGCGAGCTCCTCCATCTGGACGTCCTCTCCGGACTCCATTCGGTCTAGGAGCATCCCCAACTCATCGAGCGCCTGAGACACGCTTCATCACCTCCAACAGAGTTTTGTGTGCTAACCGCCACCGCATCCGCCATACCTCCGATTCTGGTGACGGATGAGACCCAACGTCTGGGACGTGCACGTGCAACCCGTTCTTCACCCAGGCCTTTGGGTTGGCGGGTATGGTGACAAGAGACACCTCCAACACCTGAACCCGGGTGAATATCCTACTCCACGGGCGAATCCGTTTGCGGTCACGTTCGGACAACTGAATCCCTAGGTCGGAGAGGGTCCTATCGTTCAACTCGACAGTCTCAATCGGAACGAACCCCACACTCAACCCGGTAACCAACCCCTTCCGAAGGAGTGGTACCACCTCACTAGAGTACGGTGTATCCACCACACTACCCTCAACCCACAACCCAACATCGGTTGACCGAGCAACCTCAATCCGACCGAGCGGTTTGTCTGGGTCGTGTTGATACAGTAGGACACCGTGCTCTTGTAGGTACTGTAGACCTTCCTGGTCAATCGCACCGGGAGTCAGGATACTGGAATACCAGTCCAACACCCCATAGACGGACGCATACCCGCGAACGAGTACACCATCCGCGTCTACGGAGTGCGCCAACGTGAACCACTCCGGCGAAGACCCCGACACCAACCGTACAGCCCCAGACATCGTCTCCACGATTATATTATAATGGACCACTCCGGGGAAAATCAAGGGATCACCCGGCAAATCCACAGGAAACATACGGAAATCCACGGGAATTCACCGGAAACTCACCGAATGAACCTCATCCCGTCTTCTTCTTCACCGGGAACACCTGACCGATACCCCGGACAATCGCCTGACAATACTTGACTCGTTCCTCGCGGTCCAACCACTTCTCCACCCACTCTACCGCCTGTATGAACTCACACTCCACCAAGACACTCGGATGCCCAGTCCGTAAGATACCCAACGTCCTACCATACGCCTGGTCACGCCTTGCACCACGAGTCGGATACCCCAGCTTACCCATCTCGGTCACAATCGCCTTCGCCAACGCCTCATCCGCAAGTCGGTGGTACCACACCTCAAACCCGTTCGCCTTGCTGAGTGCGGAGTTGAAGTGGACGCTCACCACCAACCCAGGCGACTCAGACACCAAACCCCGCAACCACGAACATCGTTGAGCGAGGGACATCGGCGTCTCGAACTTCGGTCGCACCAACTTCACCGTGTACCCAGCCTTACGCGCGACGCTTCCCAAGGTCGACACGACGGTCCACGCTAGCTTCGCCTCTTCCCACCCACGCTCCTTATTGACTGCACCAGGATCGTAGTGGGTGTCCTCGTTTATGATGCGGAACCCGTGTCCAGCATCCAGATAGATAGTCATACTATCACCTCCTACTGTTATTCCTCACCTAACAGCTTCCTCACAATCGGACGTACGTCCTCTGGTGAGAGTACACCACTCTTCACCAAGTCGGACAACACAGACAACCGCCTATCCACATCCCCTTGCAGTACGCGCACCTTACTCAAATCAAACACCAACCGCCCGGGCTCCAACTCCTCACGATAGACGTGGTTGAGCGTACCCACAATCAGACGCTGTAGTGGCACTACCGTCATCTCGTACGCACTCTCTCTCGCCTCGGAGTAGTTGGAGAACGTCTTGTTTTCACTCGGCAACCCAATCACGATGGGGTCCAAACCGAGTGCGGAACAGATACGTGCCGCTGGAACCGACCGCACCTTATCCAACACCAACTGCTCCGGACTGAACCCCACCTGTTTCACGTCCACCGGAATCTCCGGAATCAACGGTGACCCCCTACGTTCGCCAGAGAACCGCTGACGTACCCGTTCCTCCAACTGGCTCGCCTCATCTGGGGTGATAGAATACTGGTCGTCCCTAGGCACAATCACAATCGTGGGGACACCGAAGTTCTTTAGCAGCACCGCGGAGTAGGTTGCCGCCTCGTTCTCGGTGGCAATCTCCCGCAAGACGCCTTGGAGTGGACTGTACCCCAACCACGGGTTACGTGGATTCAGCCCGTACCGGAAGTGCACCACCATCTCCGGTGGCAGTGTCATCGTCTGTCCACTTCCCACACGGATGACGTACTCCAACCTCCCACGTTCCACACGTACCTCCAAACCGACGTGGGGCAAGTAGTACCACTCCGTACCGGTGTCCAACCAGTACGCGTTACCGTCCACCAACAACGACAACACCGTACCCACCACCAGCGAATCCCACCCGTATAGCTCGTTCGGGCGTTCGAAACGCTGCAGTATCGGGTGGTCCTCCCACACTTCCCCAACCTGGTACCGAATAGGTGCCTCGAGCATAGACCTAGCAACCCAATAGACCCCACTCCCGACAACACCACACGTCCACGGGTCACCAACCCACTGCGTCCAATCGGTACCACCTCGTGGGAACACGACCTGCCACCGACTGTACTGAGGTGGTGGATACACCCGACTGGCGACATCCCTACGCAACAACCTACTCAACCACCGGCGTACCGTCTCTACCATATCGTCCACCTCCGCTTCTTGCCACACCACAACACCATCTGGGTGAACGCATCCACGTGGTCATCCCGTACACCATTCGGCCACTGACCCAACTCCATCTGGACCTTGCTGACACCACTGGACGCCTGAGTATACCACAAACTACCCTCTGTCACGTACATACGTGCTGCAGCAACTCTAGCTGCCTTGCTACCCCTAGGTTTCACCCGCCGTATCACTCGCCCACTCAACCGTTTCTCCAACTCGTGCACCAACGGCCTACCATCCGCCTCAAACTCCACCAACACCTCAGACACATCCCACACCCGTAGGACGTCCTGAACGACCTCCACCAACTCCCCGAACCCAACACCTCCACTCCACGCGGACCGCAACAACCACCGCAAAGCACCATCTACCTCACCAACACTCCACACCTGGACCGCACTGTGCGACCTATCTCTCCCCCTACCACTACCACCGGGGTCCACGGACAGTATCATCTGCTTCCACACGCTACTATCCCACCACTCCATCCCCACCTCCTGCCACAACGATAGCGGTAGGGCAACCACATCGCCGCTCTCCATAGAACTGATGGGGCTCTGCTGATACAACGACCACCACCAGTGTGGCTCCATCACCTGCCTACGTGTCTCCAACCACTCCCGACTGAACCGCTCAGGCCACAACGGCTCACCCACCATCCTACCGAGTGGGTCACCCTCCATAGCCAACGCACTCAATCGCACCTCCACCCACCTACCCGGGTCTGTGGACAGCAACGTCCCCACCAGGTCCTCCACGTGCCACCTCGTCATAACGACCAAACACCTACCACCTGGTTCCAACCTCGTCATCGCAACCGACTGAAACCAGTCCCACACCCTCCTCCGGTAGGTGGGGGACAACGCTTCCTCCACATTCTTGATGGGGTCGTCCACCACCAACAAGTCAAAACCACGTCCAGTCAACGCACCACCCACACCCACAGCGTAGAACCACCCACCACTACTCGTTCGCCACATCTCCGCACTCCGAGCGCGTGGGTCCACACCCATCCCCAGCAACTCCCACCGCTCCAACGCGCGTGCACCCAACTCCCTCGCGTAGTCCGCGTTATAGGTCGCCACACACACCCTACCTCGTGGGTTGGTCGCCAGGTACCACAACGGCATCCACAACGTACAGAACTCCGTCTTACCGTGCCGTGGTGGCATACTTACAACGACACCCACCTTGTCCTCTCGGTGCAACACGTCCCATATGAC